TACTTGTAGTTGTGGTAATGAAATTCCAACTACTGTTAATCTTAACGATGTTCAAGTAATTAAAAATAATAACCATACTAATAAAATTAGAATGGGTAACTTAGTTGTTGAAATGCAATATCCTTCTTTTGATGACATGGTTAAACTTAATGAATATCAGGACGTTGATTTATTATTTAAAATAATTGCTAACAATTTAAAAACTATTACTAAAGATGATGAAGTATATAACGTTGATGAATATACAGATCAAGAAAAGGAAGAGTTTTTACTGAGTCTCACAAAAGACCAGTTTACTAAACTAGAACAATTCTATACTACAATGCCAAAGGTAGTACAACAAGTTGCAGCTGATTGTGATAAATGTGGTAAGCATAATGATTTAAAGTTAGAAGGATTACAAAATTTTTTCGTCTAGGCCTTGCCCATGAAGGCTTAGAAAATTATTATCAAACTAATTTTACATTGATACATCAATATAGATATTCTCTCTCAGAATTAGAGAATATGCTACCATGGGAAAGAGATGTTTATTTGGCATTATTAACAAACGCTATCAAAGAAAAGATTGAAAAAGATGCGATTGTAAGAAAACAACGTGAGGCTATGTGATGGATAAAGAGGATTGGATTAATAGAAAATGGCGACCTATGATGGGTTGGGTGTATATGGTGACATGTACGGTGGATTTTATAGTGTTTCCAGTAATGTGGGCAATTCTTACAGCTGTTACTACTAATAAACCAACACCTTGGGAACCAATTACATTACAAGGTGCAGGATTGTATCACCTAGCAATGGGTGCAATATTGGGAATTACAGCTTATTCTAGAGGAAAAGAAAAGATTGCTGGAATATCTTTACCTCAGCAACCATTACCAGAACCACCTAAAGAGAAAGAAGTAGTAACTAAACCAATTATAAGAAGACCAATATAAATGTTAGCTCAACAACTGCTTCAGACTAGTATAGATTCAGCAACAACTAAAGCCAAGAAGGTAGCTGCTGCAGCTATTCTTATGGCTGCTCTAGCTAGACCAGCAGTTAGAAACGTTACACCCAGTCAATCTTCAAATGCAGTTCCAGAATTAGCAAGTTTAGATCAATCTCCTGCAGAATCAAAGGTAGATACTCCAGCAGAAAATAAGAAGGAAAGTGAGAATTTGTTTGGTGCGTTTATTAAGACACTGGCAAAAGAGTCTTTTAAAAAGGCTTTGGGGATTGAATCTAAAGAAAAAATAGATAAAAAAGAAAAAGAAGATAAGAAAGAAAACCAAGACATTTTTGAAAAAATGTTTGAGGAATTGAAAGGAATTAGAACTGTTTTTTCTGAAAATAGATCAGTTGGTGCAATACAGGGTGGAGGGGGAACAGCTACTCGTGTAGATGATATGAATCCAAATCAGGTTCTTGTTGATCAAGTACAGATGATCATTCGTAATGATGATAAGAACACACAAAAATTGATAGAAAAGCTAGATGAGCTTGCTCAAGTATCTAGTAATGGTGGGTTCAACTTATTTCCACCAAAAGTAGGATTACCAAGTTCGTTACCAAAAACAACACCAAAAAGAATTCCCTCTGCAGCTGGATCCATGACATCGATGCTTTCAAGAATTGGTCCTTTAGCAGTTCCTGGTGCAATTATTGGTGCTGGTATGATTGCTGCAAATATAGAACAAGAAAAACGTGCTAACATTATGCAGGGTGAGACTTCTGTTGAAACTAAGGATGTTCCACTCGCAAGGGCATATCGTGAAAATATTACAGAACAAGAAGCAAGAGGAAGAAATGTCAGAGATGCTGTAAAACAGATCAGTCCTCAATATGCTAAAGAACTACTTGCTTCTGATCTTTCTGATACTGAGATTAAACAAGAGATTGGTGTTAATCGTGATCAGTTAAAGAAAGGATTAGAAGGTTATGAAAAGTATGCTAAGTTACCAACTTCTGAAAGAGTAAAATACAATAAAGAAAAAGGTATTCCAAAAGGTGTACTAGATTTTGTTCCTTCTATTGTAGAACCTACTCTATCATCACCAACAGCAACACCTTCTATCAGTACACCAGAAGCAGGAGCTGGAAGAGGTTTCATTAATCCTCCTAATGCAGTACCTTCAGAAGAATTACAGACTCTTTCTAAACAAGAACGTGAAATGGAATCTAATCAAGCTCCAGTAATTATCAATAATGTAACAAATAATACAGCAACACCTCAAGCACAACCTTCTGGATCGACTTCTGTAGCTATAGTATCTAATGTTAGAAACAACAATTCAACTGTAGAACAAGTTATGTTAAAAGCAGCTTTTGCTACTCTGGCTTAAGCTCTTCATCAGGTGGAGTTGCAAAGACGCCGTTAACTTGTTGTCCTGCCATTTCTTCTTGGATTGCCTTTGCTGCAAGTTGCACTCTATTAAAAATAACTCCAACCTCAGCTAACTCATTTCCTTTAAAAGTTCCTCGAGAAGCAGCAAGATCAAAGATTGCTAATATTCCAATAAGATCATTAAGTTCTAATTTCATAGGTATGAAAGGGGTGAGTTATTAGCTCACCCCAATTCAATTACTTCTTAGCTGGTTCTGCAGCTTTAGCAGCTGGGGCTGCAGCAGGTGCAGCGTCCTTCTTTTCCTCAACTGGCTTGCCATCTTTACCAACTGGCTTAACCTTAGGCTTTACAGGTTCTTCCTTCTTTGCTTCAGCCTTAGGTGCTTCCTTCTTTGCTTCTTCTTTCTTAGCATCAGCAGCAAAAGCGGTTGAAAGGCCAAATGCTGTGATAAGTGCGATCAATGTTTTCATTTAAGTTTCCTTATTTAAAGTTAAAATATCTAAACTTTGTCATCCTCTACATCAACCTTAGATACACATTCATTAAGTGTATGGGTTGAATTGGGCTTAGACTAATTCTAGAATGTGGTTACTCTTCATTTGCCAATTTGGAAAAATAAGAGAGTGATTCTTCATCGTCATCAAAGTCTACTTCTTTCTTTGGTGCTGGTTTACGTGGCGCCTCTGCAGCTGGTTTTGCTCTAGGAGCAGCTACTGCTTCTGCGACATCATCAATCTCTTCAGCACGACGATTAACAACTCCAGCACCTGAAAGTACTGCATCGAGTTTTGCTTTTAGTTCGTCATAAGATTTGAAGTTACTTGGATTCAAGAATTCTGTCAGTGAGTGTTGCTTGCTCCAAATCTGCTCAATCTGACTATCATCAGTGCTGATAGGAGAATTTGGTTCAAACTCAGACTTATCATAATTACGATAACCAGCAACATTCATAATCTTTAGTTTGAAGTTTTTACCTTCCCAAAAGTCAAAAGGATTAACAGCTTTCTCGTCCTCAAACTGAGGTTCCATAAGGCCCTTGATCTTATCAAAGATCTTCTTGCCGTATTTAAAGAGAAACACTTTTCCTTCGTTTTCTGGATGCGATGAATCCTTGACAACGTAGATGTTTGAAATATAAGTAAGTTTGCGTTTTTGTTTACGTACTGTCTCTTTATCTGCTTCAACACCGGAGTTCCATAGTTTGGTGTTTAGTTCAGAAACAGGATCAGCTTTACCGATTGTGGTCAACGAATTCTCAATATACCACTTTCCAGTAGGTCCTTGAAATCCATGATTCCAAATACGAACCCAGGGCAAATCTTCGCCCTTAGAAGGTGGGAGGAAACGAATGACAGCGTAACCATTTCCAGCTTTATCTACTTCTGGCTGCCAGAAACGATCATCTTTTGATGCACCCTCAGCGGGTGTATTGAGTTTCTCAACTTCCTTCATCATCTTGTCAAAACCACCACGAGATTTACGAAGGTCGGATAGAGATGTATAAGCCATGTTACTGCTCCTTATTAACGGTGTATAAACGGTATATTAACGACGTTTGATTTTAGTATTGAAAAACGTATCATCATACAGGTCATCAAATTCGTCATCTAAATTATCTTTAGATAACATATTATATAGGTATTTCTTGTGCTTTGCAACCTTACTTTTTTGCTTTTCTACGCGATGAACTTTCTTTTCTCGATCGTAGTCATTGTGCATCTTGGTATCACTCATGATTAAGTAACAATCCTCCTTTAGATTTCCTCTTCACCACCTCGATCAGATACTACAATATATGGCCAGTGTGTGACCCTTTTTGTAATTTCTGATTGGTTGTGTGCAAGTTTAATTAAAAAACGTTGGGTTTCTTTAAGCTGGTCTGCGTAGTGACTAATTGCATCTTGAAGGTCTGCAACATTCTCTTCAAGTAGCTTTATCTTGCTACGAGCTAAGTCCAACTCTTCTTCTGTATATTGCATGAAATTTATCTTTGTCAAATTTAAGAAACGGTTTATATTTTTTAATCAATCTGGAGATATCTGGCCACACTATGTCTTCTGCATACACTTGGTCAAATTCATCCATATAGTTTCTAAAGGACTCCAACACTACTAATGTCTCAATAGATAGGTTGTTCCTAAGGTATTGTTTAATTATATAGGAATGTTCGCCTTTTGAGCTACTGAAAGGATCGGAAGTTTCATTGAAAAGTTTATCAATATCGTTTGTAAACGTGTATGTAAGACTTTCAATACGCTTTTTCCATGCTAAGTAGCGATCCCTAGCTTCTGAATCGAACACACCACCCCAGCGATCACCAGAAACAAAGTTAGCAACAAGAAAGTTTACTACTTCTTCATCAGAATAAGTTTTTGCAATCTTCTTAATAGAAATTAGATCCTTTCTCTTAGAGAAAGCCAACTTAGATGCTCTTACCTTTCCTTGTTGCTTGATTACATCATACTTATCTGTTGTAAAATGTAATCTCAGTGCTAAGTAAAATCGGTACACCTCAAATTCTGTCATAATCATAGCGGTAATTTACCACTCCTTCTGATCATATTTTGATCTTCAGCTTCAACCTGTATTTTATCCCTAAGAGCTGGACTAATTAATCCAGCAACTCTCTCAACATCAATATCTTGTTCGTTGCAATAATTTATAATCGCCTCAATATAAGGGATTCTCAAAGTTCGAACTTGTTCTTCAATGTGAAGAGAGAATTCGTTGGGAGACCTGAAACGTTTCGTAATAACTAATCCGTCTGTTAATTCTTTTTCGTTCATTTAAACATTACCAATGATAAAATTACTGCGTGAACTAGAAAACCAAAACCAATAGTAACAACATTTAACATATCCTTTAAAATAGCTGCTCTAATAAAAAATAAACCCAAACCACCCCAAATAAACATCACAAGCTCTATTGGAGGTGTTTTATCAGTAAGACCAGCCATGATTGCAATCATTGTTGGAATAGTTGCTGCATGTATTAATAGAACACCAACCCATGCTATAGTTTCTGCAGTAGCATAAGTTAAGTTAGTTCTACAATATTCCATGAACTTATGCAAGTCAAATTTAGGAATTCTGATCTTAGGTTTAGATTTTTCTAGCATGATAGGTTACTTATAGAAGATGTGATTGCCAATAGTGGCTACACGTTGCTTTTTCCATTTTGGATTAATATAGTTAGCATGATAATACAATGCATCCTTCAAAATGTCAAGTCTAAATCCTTCAAGCAATACTTTTTTAGCTACTGCATAGCACTCTTCATATGCTTCTGGATATAGAACTTTCTTTTTAGCAATAGGAGTGCAATACCAACTAAACTGGCAAATCACTTTTTCCATAATTACGTTTTTCTGATAAACAACTTTACATATATCATTAGGGAAATGTTGAGACCTTGCACGGTTGATAGTTACTTGTGCAACAGCAACTTTACCCTCAAATGATTCTTTTGCTGCCTCATAATAGATGTTTCTTGCAAGACATTCAAGTTGTTTTTCACGATCTGCCATAGTAACGTACTTAACAGGCGTCTTTGGATCATTCTTTAAGTTCTCCAATTTATAATTAATAAAATTGGCAAACAAATGACCTACAACAACAGCCGCAAATACAGTAAGGAATATCTTTACTAATCGATCCACGAATATCTCCTTCTATGAGGGGAGTGATCCCCCTCTTTAGTCAGATTACTTCTTGGTAGATGGCTTTTCTACAGGGGTTTGAGATACAAATCCATTGAGGATTTGAGCTTTTTGAATGATTTCGGCTTCAGTTGGAAATGAAGGAAAGCCTGGATGCTCAGGTGGGATTTGACCAGCGTGACGAGCATTCTCTACTTTTACAGTCCAGTCATTAGAGATAGATTCTCGTTTGCCGAAATAGTCTTGTTCAAGCATGGTCTGAGCCATTTTTAATAACTCAAGCCTAATTTCAAAAGGTGACATATTACTCATAGTTACTTCTCCTTTGTGTTTGTGTGTAAAAATGGTGGTTTATTAGGTTCCACCAAACCTTATTTTTAGTAAGAGAAGCGTAGTCCTACACCATACGCATCTTCTTTGATCGTTTGGTAAGAACGGCTTACGCTTGCACTAACGCTAACATCTTTAGTTAGAGGAACACTAACACCTGCAAAGGCAACTGTTTGCTTGGGATTATCGTTATCCCAATTAATACGAGTCTTAGCTCCAGCAAAGCCCCAAGCCTTACCAAGTGGCATGCCAGTTGATGCACCAACTAGACCGTATGTAAAGTCGCCATTAACTTTACCGTTGAAACCATTGTCATAACCCATACCAACGAACGTATTCAACCCTTTAACAAGGTCTTTGCCTGCAGTTACTTCTACACTGTTAAGCATACCACCTTTATCAAATACTGCTGTACGAACTTGAAGACCAAGATTTAGACCAGCAACATCTTTGCCAGCACGGAAGTACTGTGCGGTGCTCTTGGCACCATTGCCATTGTCTTCAACCTTGTCTACATCAAAACTAACAAAATTTGCAGCATGAGCTGTACCAAATGCTGCTGTCAACGATAAAGCAAGTAACAATTTTTTCATTTAAATCTCCTGTGTGTTAGGCAGTTCATTGGGTAACAAGGTCGAACTGCCAAAACCCCGTCAGGTTTAAGCGGCTAGCTTAAGATCCTGATAGAAATAGTCGTCGTTTGCGTCTATTTGATTTGCTAGGATTACGTCCTTCGCCTATCGAGTTGTCCACTTACTTACTATTTGCCCCGTCGAAACCAAATACCACCCCATCATAAAAAGACTATATTAACAGTTATCCCAACGATATAAACTAACGAAATTATAACAATGTTAATTCTAAAATTCCGTTTATTGATTTCTTCTTCTGTCATCCAGTCTCTTTATGGTGGAGTGGGCGGG